GCCTTCGAGTCCCTGTTCACGCATAACGGTAAAATAAAAAGAAAGTACCCGCTTGAGTACTTTCTTTTTTGGTGCGCCAACAGGGACTCGAACCCTAATAAAAATGGCTTAAATACTGATGTTTCGGTGCTTATGACGAAACATTGACGAAAAAAATTATCATACTGCTATTATATGCGATAACTCTTCATCAATTTTTCGCATAATTTTTTGATTGTTTTCTTTTGCTCGTCTGTTGCTGATATCGGTGTAAACATCTTTCGTTGTTGCCTCGTTTGCGTGTCCGAGCAATCTCTTAGCTTGTGTAATATCAATTCCTGCCTCGTTCAGAAGTGTAGCGTAATTGTGCCTCAGACAATGAGCCGAAATAACAGTAAGGTTATTATCGGTAGCATACTGCCTTAATCCCACATCGACACAATATGCATCCCATATCTTCTTGTAATGAGATTCGGAAAGCAATTTACCGTCTTTATCTGTAAACAGATAACCTTTTTTCTTCTTTGGAATGTGTAACATAAGCTGTTCGGGAATATATATATCTCTGATACCTGAGTCGGTTTTCGGAACTTTGAAAAAAGGTCGATTTCCCTTCCAAGACAAACTTTTAGTGATATGGAGTGTATTAGTATCTCTGTCAATGTCTTCATAGCACACAGCTAATGCCTCGCCTCGCCTGCATCCAGTCATTAAGACGAACAATGCAAACAACCCAAAAGGCTTATCAACATTATCAAAGATTATTCTTATTTCTTCCTCTGTCGCAATTCTACGCTTTGTTGACTTCTTCCCTTTCGCTTGAATATAATCACACGGATTGCTTTCGATGCCAAAGTCACCTTTTCTAATAGCATAAGAAAAGACACTCGAAAAGACAGCAAGGTGATTTCTTTTAGTTTTCGTAGTGTATGATTGTGGTAAACTGTCAATACACCGTTGTATATCAGATGGCTTGATATTTGCGACCATAACCTCTGAAAAAGTTTCAGACAACACTCTGAGTGCGTGAGAGTATCCGCTTTGCGTTGACTCAGATAATGTCGGTAGATATTCCTCTTTGTAATCTATTAACAGTACACCAAGTTTTTGACTTTCCTCAACTTCCTGCTGATATAGCAGGATTTTTTTATTTAACTCAGCTTTTGTCTTGCCGTAGAAGGTCTTTCGCTTACCATTAATGGTTATTGACTTCTCATATCTTCCATCGGCTCGCTTTTCGGACTTCTTCTCAATTTTCTTTCCACAGTAGCAACAAAACTTACTATTGGTCGGAATCTCTTTCTTGCATTTCTTGCATTTTATCGTTGTTATTTTCATTTTCGGCATCTCCGTTGTTTCTTGGATAGCCGAAGTGAGCATCAACTCGTCTTGCAATGAAGAGAGTTAAAAAAGCGAAAACAATCATGACGATTGTTTCAAGCACACTTGCACAAAGTGCAGAACTTGCATCATATGGATTAGCATTCGACATTATTGATATTGATAGCGGTTTTTCAATTAGTGATAAAAACACAATGCCACCTATAACAACCACCCAAAACCATCCTGAATGTTTCTTTTCCTTTTTCATAGTTTTTTTACTCCTTTCGGCTATACTATTATTAGTATAGCATCTGCCTTAATAATTATTATAACTACACACAACAACATTTGTCAACACGAAGGAGTAAAATTTATGAATACAAAGTCAAAAATTATAGCACTTATCAACAATATTGAGGATGAACAACTTTTGAAATTCATTTACAATCTAATAACCAAAGTAATAATTGAGCATATCTAAACTGGTCGATTTACACCAGTTTAAAAAGCAAGTTTAAAAAGCAAGTTACAGGCAAATTAAAAAGGTGAGTAGGATTTTTCCTGCCCACCTTTTCTGTTACCCGAAAACTTTTTTGCAATACTCTTTGAAAACTTTTCTCTGTTCGGGTGTCAACTCAAGATACTCTCTTATGATTTTTTCGTCAAGGTCATCAATATCATACTTTTCTTTAATGGTCATCACAATTGAGTCATCAGAGTCTGCATCACGGTTGCCCTCTCCGTACATAAGCCAATCATAATTGATATCGTATATACGGCACATCAACATAAGCAACGGCTCTTTCGGTTCAACTCTGCCTGTTTCGATGTTTGCAATTACATCTCTTGTTACACCTAACTGTTCAGCAAACTTCGGTTGGCTCAACTTATGTGCTGTTCGGACTTCCTTAACTCTTGCGATAAGTTTGTCATCCATCGTATTCCTCCTTTCAACTACTATTATAACATCAAAATCGTGTATGTCAACACGATAAAGCGAAAAAAATTCAAAAAAATTATTAAAAAGATGTTGACAACACGATTTTAAGGTGCTACAATAATGTTATCAACACGAAAGGGGATTGCAAAATATGGTAAATAACACGATGAATACAACATCATCTGAAAAAAAAGATAGTGCATTGGAATTTGCAAAAGTGTTAGAAGATGCCAAGAAAAGCGGTGTCAAAAATGATAAGTTTGCAATTGCACTCACAGCCTTTAAACTTGGCTGTGCTTTAAAGGAAAAGGAAGAGGTGAGCAAATAATGGCAAGAGAAAAAGAAACTTACCGTTCTATCCTTGACAGGCTCGATGAGAGATTTCCTAACAGAGAACTCATCTCGCAGAAGGACTTTGCGGATTTTCTCGGTAAAAGCCGATTTTTTATTTACAACAACTTTGAAGACATCAAGATTGTTGGTGGCTATCCCAAAACATCAATTGCGAAAATGCTTGCGAGGTGAGCCGATGTACACATTTCTTATGTTATGTGTTTTGCTTACCGTAGGTGCAGTTTTTATCTGCGACATTAAAAAATAAAGGAAGGATGAAACACTATGACGGAAAAAGAATTTATCGACAGTCTTAATGAAGAGGCTGTTGTCATCAGCAAGGCTGAGTATGACAGATTGAAAGGCGGTGAGAGTAATGGATAAGTACGGTTGCGGTAACTGCGGTCATACTTGGTATGATAACGAAGAGCCGACAAAATGTCCGAAATGCAAAGACTGGGATATATATCCTATTCTTGTATGTGAGGACTGCGGTCTTGAAGATGCAAAGGAAGACTTTCCGTTTCACAAATTATTTGACGGAATGTGTAATGAATGTTTTTGCAAAAGCATACCAAATGCGAAAATTGCAGAATATATCAAATACTTTGTTGAAACCGAAAGTAAGTCAAAATCAACGGCACACTTAGATTATCCCGAGTTGTATTGCGAAAATATTGTTGTTCAATGGGTTTTTGTTATGAATTTCGATTACAGCCTTGATGTTCATCGAATTGCAATACATTACTTATATTTACAGATATTGTCTGCCCTTAATAGCGATAGTGTTGCCTATAACACTGATTTGATATGTGAAAACGCAAGAGATTGGGCTTTCAATGACTTAGAGGCTTTCTACGATTGGTGGTGTGAGTATGGGCGAAAATAAACTCACAGTCGGTCAGGTTATGGGACTTGTTAAAAGATACTATTTGACCGATTGGAAAATTGAAGGAGCAAGGACGGGTAAAACAATTTGTACAAACTATTACCGCAGTAATATATATAACTCACCACTTTATTTTCACAAAGAAGTATCGTGCTTGACTACGGAAATTTACAGTACCAGACGAAAAGATGAAATACAAGACACAGTAAAATCAAGGCTTGTAATTTCAGTTTCAGGCGAATAAAAAAAGGAGCAAAAAACTATGAACTTGTATGAAATGACCGAAACGGCAAAACAGTTAATGCAGTTATTCGAGGATGGCGATATTCCCGAAGATGCTGTCAATGATACTCTTGAGGGTATCGGAGTGCAGGACAAGCTCGAAGATTACTGCAAGGTAATCAAATCTTTTGAGTATGACACGGATAACATCGACAAAGAAATCGAAAGACTCAAGTCAGCTAAGGAACGCACGCAGAAAGCTATCAACAGGCTCACGAAAGCAGTTACCGAGTATCTTGCAACTACGAAGAGCCGTAAAGCGACAGCAGGTACATTTGCTTTATCGCTGAGAAAATCAGAGTCGGTTCAGATTACCGATGAAAGCAAAATACCTGAAAAATTCATTGTAACAAAAACAACAGTTAAGACTTCCCCCGACAAAACCGCAATCAAAAAATTCCTTAAAGAGAACGAGGAAAATGCGGTTGAAGGTGCGATGCTTGTTGTCAACGAAAATCTTCAAATTAAGTGAGGTGTGAAAAATGTCAATCTATGAAAAATTGCTCTCAATTCAAACCGAACTGAAAGCACCAAAATCACAATACAATAAATTTGGCGGTTACAATTATCGTAACTGCGAAGATATCTTAGAGGCACTCAAACCTCTGCTGAAACAGCATAATGCAACGGTGCTGTTGACCGATGAAATTGAAAACATCGGTGACCGTTTCTATGTTAGAACGAACGCAACTTTTATTGACATTGAAAATGGGGCAAAAATCACAGTTTCAGCTCTTGCAAGAGAAGAACTTTCAAAAAAAGGAATGGACTCTTCTCAGGTCACAGGCTCAACATCATCATACGCAAGAAAATACGCATTGAATGGTCTTTTCTGTATTGATGATACAAAGGATACCGATATGCTGAATAACAGCAAAGAGTACACAGCATCACCAAAGGCACAAAAACAGCCTACAAAGCCTGCACAGCCACCAAAACAGGCAAGTAATGTAATTATATGCCCTGTATGCGGAAAGCCTGTACAGCCTGCCAAAGCGAAAGACGGAAGCGGTTACATTCCTGCCGATGTAATCATTAAGCAATATGGTAAATGCTCTAACTGTGTCAAGGCAGAAAGGCATCCTAATGCTTAACAGGGTTGTGTTACAAGGACGGACAACCCATCATCCCGAATTGACTCATACTAAAAAAGGAACGGCTATACTCCGTTTTAGCATAGCCGTGAATGGCATCAATTCAACAAGCTTTTTTGACTGCTTTATGAAAGGCAAAGATGCCGAATCTCACGAACTGATGGGCAAAGGCACAGAGGTCTTCATCGTAGGACAACTGATGCAACGAAGGTATAAACGAAAGAATGGCGAAAATTCGTTTAAGACGGAAGTTTTCGTTGAGGAATGTAAAATTATATTACTTTCTCAGATTATGACGATACAGGGCAAAATGAGGCAAGAAATGAGGTGATATACGGTGGTTGAAGGATTCATTATTTTTCCTCGATGGATGTACTCAGACGGAGTGCTGAACGGTGACCGTGACTACTGGTCGGTATGGTCTTATTTGATGTTCAATGTCAATTATTTTGACACGCAAGTCATCATCAAGAATGAAGTTTTGACAGTACATAAAGACCAAATTTTCACAACTCGAAGAAAGATTTCAGAGGCAATCGGAGTGTCCGAAACTAAGGTTGACAAGGCATTGAAACTCTTTGAGAAGGTCGGTTACATAAAAATGAAGTCGGACAGGCGAGGACGGCTTATTTCCTTGACTTTTGAGGAATTGCGAACCAAACCGCATACAACACCCTCACAAGAAAATGTCAACTATTGTACTGATACAGTACAGCCTACCGACAATCAAGAGTGTTGCAACGCAGACGGTGAAACACCGCATAGCAATGCGGAATTTGGTGGTTTTGAAACTGAAACAAAACCAAAACAAAACCGAAACAAAACCGAAACAAAACCGAAACAAAGCCAAAGTGCATACACAAAAGAAATAAATAAGGGAAATAAAAGAAATAAAGATATATTGTCGAGTCATCTCGACACTGTGAAATCTGTTGTCGATTACCTCAACGAAAAATGCGGAACGAAATACAAACACTCGTCAACAGAAACACAACGGTTGATTGTCGCAAGGCTCAATCAAGGTTTCAGTCTTGAGGACTTCAAGCAGGTGATTGACAACAAGGTCGCCGACTGGGGCAATGACTCGCAGATGTCAAAATTTCTCAGACCGCAAACGCTGTTCAGCAACAAGTTTGAGAGTTACCTCAATCAATCAATTGCCGTTCAGAACAAGTCGGTTGACTCTTGGCGAGATTCATCTTTTAACATTGAGGATGTCAGCGGTTTTCATTCTTTGCCCGATTTTTAACCAAATCAAACGAAGTCACAAATTTCACGAAAGGAATTTGGAAATGCCAACTAACTGGGATGCGGTCAACGCACAATGTCCGTTCTACCTGACGGAAACAATCAACACGATTACCTGTGAGGGGATTATCGGTCAGACCGATGTACACGGCTTTCACTTGCGAGCAGTCAAAGCAGAGCATAAGAACAAGTTTTGCAACCGCTGTTTCAAGCGATGCAAGTATTACATTGCATTGATTGATGAGAAATATCCCGAAGAAAAACCTTCAACAAAAAAAAGATGAAAAATCTACGATGCGTGAAATGTGGCAGAGAGTTTTATTCTGCGACAATTCAGAGATGCAAATTCAGCAAATCGGGAGCGTTTGTGTGTATGTACTGCTGTCAGCGGAACTGCAAATACGCACAACCGCATTCAAACGGGATGAGGTGTGGATACAACAATGCAAAGCAAATACAACAACCGTAAAGTCCGATGTTTGGGCGAAACCTTTGATAGTATGCTTGAGTGCGAAAGATACAAGTATCTCAAAGCTCTTGAACAGCAGAAAGTCATATCAAACCTACAAAGGCAAGTAAAATATGTCCTCTTGCCCTCTCAGAAGGATTCTAAGACAAGAAAAACAATCGAGAGAGAAATTACATACCTTGCCGATTTCGTTTACGAGAAAGGCTCTCAGACGATTGTAGAGGATGTCAAAGGAATGAAAACGGATGTCTACAAGATAAAGCGAAAGCTGATGCTTTACTTTCATGGCATCCAAATCAAAGAAGTTACAAAGGAGATGAAAACTTGGGCAGTTTAGAGAAGAACGAGTCAATATCCAAAGAACAGTTGATGTTTGAAAAGTGCAAGGGCGATGTTAAGATCCCGACATTCGATGCACTCAAGGTTCAGGAAAGACTTAAAAAAAGCGTGTTTAATTGTTTTCAATCGATAATGTCGGCATACAATCTGACTGGCATTAATTTTTACAAATTCCTCGGTCGAGGGTATCAGCTTAATCTTCCATATCTTACGATGCAGGACATAACATACGCTCTCAAGGTTACACCGTCATACCTTCTCTGTATTGACGATGTCAACAGGTTTGAGGAGTACAGGGCAGGATATATATCACTTGGTGATATCTTGCACTACATATACGAAGAAAATATGATGTCTGATGTTGCCTTAGCAAAGGTACTTGAATGCTCGACAACATCACTCGGTAAGGTAAGGCACGATGGTGTCCTTCCTGCAAGGAAATTCATCTATAACCTTGCAAAGCAGTTTAATCTTGACATTAATAACCTTTACGGTTATTTCAAAAAATAATTTTCAAAGGAGAAAAAACAATGGAAAATGAATTAAGAATCACATTTGACAGCGATGGTAACTGTGAGGTAGAAATCCACGGTTTGTCAGGAACAGAACTTATAATAGCTATTAACGAATTAATCATCAGCGTTAAGAAGTGTTCTGAGAAGTGCGGTGTTTCAAAGAATAGCAAGATGCTCAACAGACACATTCAGACGGCTGTCGACAGAGCATTAAATGGAGAACATTTCACTTCGGAAGAAGATGTTGCAATAGAGATGCTTAAAGATACCTTCAAGGAACTGATTAATGACTTTGAGGCAAAATTAAAACACGAAACCGAGAAAGGAGAAGAAGATGAAGAATAAGAATCCGCTCAAGATGAATCTCAACAGAGAATCAAAACCGTTTCTCATCGTCAAGAAAGTTAATGACAATGAGGCTATAAGCGACATTGAAAATATCGACTCAGAACTTGAATTGATGTCGCTGACAATCTCAGCTGTTGCCACATCTATCGTTGTTGCAAAAAAAGAGGGATATACAGGCTATGCTAAAAAACTTGCTAAAGTCATCAACCATATGGTTGACAATTCTCTTTTTGATTTTATAAAAGAGGTGTAAACAATGAAAAGAATGCTCAACAGGATATCTGACACATCTGTGTACAGATATTCAACAGGATTTACGATTGCTGTGTTATCAGCGTTAAAGTCAACACTTATGTGGATTCTTGAGAGAGGCTCTCTGTTTCTCGGCATCACCGCTATTATAGCGGTGACTGCCATTGACAGTCCTGCTTACAGATTTATTGTGCTGTTAGCCTATATCTTTGTTGCACCGATATATGCATTTTTCTCTTTTCGCAGAAAGGAGAATCGCAAATGAAAGCTAATTGGAAAGCACGCAACAAGCAGTACAATGACCGACAGAAGGGTGAAATCTTCGATGTAGGCATTGGCTACGGTCTTGAATTAGCATCGGTTGTACTCAATCATTATTTTGGATTCGGAGCGAAAAGATTGTATCAGCTTAACATTGAGGCTCTGCATTACATTCACAAGATGAAAGATGATGCAGAGCAGTACACCGAAGAATACAAGGATAATGTCGAGTACGGCTCAATTAAGATGCACAGAGAGTTTGATAAGATTATGGCTCTCAAGCATCACGGCATTGATTATGGTAAAAAGCTAAAAAATACAATCGACAGCGGAAGTTATTTGAATACAGAAATTGAGGTGGATTAAATGAGTAAAAAAGAAAAACCAATCTTGAACTTGCAGAAGGGCTGTCCGTTTTGCGGTAACACGGACTTATGTTATGGGTATGATCCCGTTTTGAGCAGAATTGACATTGTGTGTAAAGCTTGTAATTTCACTTTCTCATATAAAAATGAAAAATCTACAAACGCACTTCTGCTTGCTGAAAGTATATGGAACTCAAGAGTCAATGAGAAAAAGCCAACAGCGGAAAATACAGAATCAACAGCGGAGGCTATCTTATCAGAACTCAAGGATATTAAGTCATATGTAGCTGAACTGGCAGGATATAGTCTTGAAAAATGATAGACTCTGAAAAAATCAAAAAAGCGTTAGATGCGATGGATAACGCAGACCTGCAAAAAGAATATAACCCTATTGCAAGCCAAAAACATATGGAAATGATGTTGAAAACAGCAAGACCATATCTATACAGAAAATACAAGGAGTGTCAGAAAGAAAATGTCAAATAGAAGTTTGTTAGGTTGCTTAACAGCAATCGCATTAGTTGTTATCGCAGTTATTGCTGTTCCTGTGATAAATTTCAGCAATGACCACACATACACCGTAACAATCACCGACAAAGAGCGTGTGACAACACAATCTGATAAAGATAACATCAGCAGCAAGTATCTTATTTACGGTGAGGACGAGAACGGCAAGACTTATGTTTTTGAAGATACAGACACATTATTCAGATGGAAATTTAACTCGTCTGATGTTTACGGTGCTTTGAAGGAGGGCGAAACCTACGAATTAACGGTTATCGGCTTTCGTGTCCACATTTTCAATTGGTACGAAAATATTATTGATTTTAAGGCGGTGAAATAATGTATCACGGTATCAAATACAAAGGCTTACGCTATAAGCTTTTTTCTTTCCGTTGGAAACGAAAAAATCGCAATTGGAAGGATTGTCCGAAAAAACGCAAGGCTATGAAAAAGGATTGGGAAAGGAAGTGCCAAAAATGATTGATTGTAATATCACTAAGAACTACTTCAATGAGAAGCAAAGAATGACGAAAATGCGTAAACTATATGTTGGTATATATAAGTGCGAACTTGATTGTTCTGATTGCCCTCTGAGTAGTTTGAATAATGATGCAAACGATAAGATGACATGCAGGGAGTTTGAAACGCTCTGCCCTGAACAAGCAATCAAAGTTGTTCAGCGGTGGAGCGATGAGCATCCACCGAAAACTTATTTGTCCGAATTTCTGAAACATTACCCAAATGTTCAGCTTTATGATGCTGGAATACCTAAAGGCATATGTCCATATCATTTAGGGCTCATGAGCAAAGATAATTGCAGAAAAGACCATTACTGTCTTGGATGTTGGAATCAGTCTATTAAGGATGGTGAAGAGTGATGGAAATTATGTATAACGAAAAAACAGGAAAGTTTGAGCCTGCTAAAAAGCCATATAAGACCATTGAAATCAAATACGAAACCGAAGAAGACTACAACAATTTTGAAAAAATACTTGAGTTAAGTAAGTCAAGAAAGCCTATTTTGGTCGATGGACAGGTTATCCGTTATGTGACTACATATGAGTGTCCTAACTGCGGAAGGCAATTCACAGGAAAAGGCATAGCAAATTACTGCTATAATTGTGGGCAGAGGTTTGACTGGTCTGGCAAAATGGAGTGTGAAAACAATGATTGAAAAAGAATTAAAAATCCGTGATATTTGCGGTGACTATGCTTTGAATATACCGTTCGCAGACGGTAGTGTAAACACGATATACTTTAATTCAAAACGAAATGCCGAAACAGTTAAGCATATTATCGAAGTTGACGGTAGTAAACCCAATCATGCTACGGTGTGTGAAATGGAAGAAATCAGGCACGGAAAGTGGGAACACGACAGCGGGGATGTCGGCTATACAAATTATTTATGTTCTGAGTGTAAAAATTTTTTCACTTTTTACGAGGGCTTTGATTTGTATCCATACTGCCCTTATTGCGGTGCAAAAATGGATAAGGAGTGAAAGCGATGACAAGAAATGAATTTGAAAGGTATTTAGGCAAATGTGTGACAATTACTCTTTTGGATAACACTGTAATTGAGGGTACTTTACATAAGACGGGTGAAAAAGCCTTTGAAAACGACCCTAATTTATCAGTACTGGTTAATTTTTATTTTTGCATTGATGTAAATAATAAAGTAGTTAAAAATACCGTATTCAGAGTATCACACATCCGGAGAATCAGTTGTTGCGAAAAGTTAATGACAAACTTTGAAAAAATCAAACAGATGTCAATTGATGAAATGGCTCGTAGTAGTATGTTGTTTTTTGATTGTCCATACGGAGCGACACCCTATGTTGGTTGCGTAACGGGTAAAAAATACAATTACAGTTGCATTGACTGTACAAAACATTGGCTTGAAAGTGAGGCGGATAGTAATGACTAAAACAAATTGTAATAAATGCGGTGCAGAATTAACATCAGATAACTGCAGAGAAGTATCGGTGTCGATACACCCTAATGTCAATTATGATATGGGATTTAGAATAAATTTTGTCTTTTGTGAAGATTGCTTTAAAAAGATTCTTGGCAACGAGGAGTATAATAATTTCGTTGAACGAGAAACAGTACACATTCAGAAACTTGAAAAAGAGTGGGAAAAGTGGGGAATAAATAATGAAAAATCTCGAAATCCCGACAGCAAATGATTGCTTGAAGATTGAGCCAAACAAACACAGCGACACAGACTTAGCTTGGCTCACTGAGTTAGCAGATAAGTTTCCTGCGGAAGAATTGCAGAAAATGTATGATTCAATTAAAACACGCAGAGAGAAAGAGGATGCGGAATTCTTCGTTGACAAGGCTGTTGAAAAGCAGATACCTATTTCCCCCTCAAACAAAGCCTATTGTCGCTCTTGCGGTTCTAAGCTTTTGGGGAGTGAAAACTTTTGTTCAAATTGCGGTCAAAAGCTGAATTGGAAAGGGCAAGAATTCGATTTGCTTTTCGATGATTTGACCGATGAATTGAGTTTGATTGAAATCGAAACATCAGTCCCAAAGGTGCTGATATATCCTAATCTCATCTATTTTAAACAGTAAAGGAGAATGATAGCAAATGATGAAATCAGTAATGAAAATTATGCTTGATGAAGGAGCAAAAATGCCTAAAAAGGCACACGCAACAGATGTTGGATATGACATCTGTTCACCGATTGATGTGGTTGTACCTGCTCACAGAAGTGTATTTATTGACAGCGGAGTACACATTCAGATTCCATTGGATATTGCAGGAGTGCTGATATCCAAGAGCGGATTAAATGTTAAACACGGTATCACCTCAACAGGATTGATTGACCCTGATTATACAGGCTCTATCGGTGTTAAGCTGTACAATAACAGCGGTACAGATTATCGTATCACTGCAGGGGATAAGATTAGTCAGATAATGTTTATTCCATATATAACAGCCTTTTTCAAAGTCGAAGAAAGTCTTGATGTGACGGAAAGAGGCGATGGTGGCTTTGGCTCAACAGGTAAATAACTGCTGTTATAACTGCTCAGAGAGGCATCTGAGATGCCATAGCAATTGTGAAAAGTACAAAGCATTTAAAGAGGATGTACGGAAGAGAAATAATTACATATGGGAGCATATCGAATCACAGAACGCTCTTGCAAGCAGTATTATAAGTCGCAATCTAAGGAAAAATAAAAATCGCAGATAAAGCAAAAAGAGCATCTCGTTTTGAGATGCTCTTTTTGTTCTGCCATAGGAGGGTGAGAGTATTGCGTTTATATCAAGAAGGTAGTTGTAGAAAGGCAGGACGGACAGCCTGTTAATTGTTGTTGTGTTTCAACATCCACAATTGAAACACACTGAAAGATGGTGTTGTCGAATGCCCTGCCGAAGTCACGCAAACAAGTCATCGGACAACCTCTGTCCGTCCGAGTCATCAGATGATGACAAACAATGAAAATCACAACAGGAAAAGGACTCCTGCTAATTTAATTATAACACATCCATCTCAAAAAGTATATGTTTGAAAGTTTATTTTTTGAGGTTAGTATTTCAATGAAAAAAAGCACATAATTAAGTCACTCACAAGGTAACATAACGAAAGCGAAGTGATGGAATTGAACCCCGAAGTTATCGTGTCGCTTGTGTCCCTCACAGGCACGGTTATAGGCTCTCTCTGCGGTGTGTTGGCGAGCAATCGTATGTCAAGCTACAGGATTTCAAAGCTTGAAGAAAAGGTTGAAAAGCACAACAATCTGATTGAGAGAACATACAAGATTGAACAGCACAACGCTGTTGTTGACGAGGAAATTAAGGTTGCCAATCATCGGATTGAAGACCTCGAAAAAATCAGCGAAAGGAAAGATTGAAAATGAAAAAAATCTTCACAAAAGAATGGGCGAAAGCTACGGCGGTCAGAGCTATTAAGACTGTCGCACAGACTGCGGTTGCAACAATCGGTGTGTCTGCTGTGATGACGGATGTTAATTGGGTTGCGGTAGGCTCTGCAAGCCTTTTGGCAGGTGTGTTGTCGGTGCTCACATCGGTGGCAGGACTGCCCGAAGTATCAGAAAGCGAGGAATAATTATGACAAATGCAAATTTTATTGAGCTTGCAATCTCAGAGGTACGCAAGTATGTTTTAAATCACTTAGATAAGTCAGATGGTACACCTATTTTTGACATCTTTGTTGTGTGGTCATGTAAGACTTTGCAAAACCACAAATGCCTTATCAGCACAACATTACACGATGGTATGTACTACGAATGCACCTACAACGGCGATAAAAACGAAATGTATCTTGATGCATACAAGAAGTTTGAAAACAAGAAAATCATTTGCGAAAGTGAGGAATAGTAATGAAAGTTACTGCTATTGATGTCAGCTACTGTCAGACGAATGTTGACTACAACAAAGTCAAGAACAGCGGTATTGATGCTGTGATTATCCGTGCAGGATTCGGTAAAGAAACCTATCAGAAAGACTCTGAATTTGAAACGCATTACAGGAACGCTAAGAAGGCAGGTCTTGCGGTCGGTGTATATTGGTATTCCTATGCCTATTCTGTTGCAGAGGCAAAGCAGGAGGCTAAGGTATGCCTTGCGTGCATCAAAGGTAAAACGCTTGAATTACCTGTATATTATGACCTCGAGGAGAGCGGTCAGACAAGGCTCGGTATGTCGGCTCTGACAAACATTGCAATTGCTTTTTGTGATGCTATCAAATCGGGCGGTTACCGTGCAGGGGTGTACAGCAATCTTAACTGGCTCAACAATCACCTTGATTATGAAAAGCTCAGAAGTAAGTACAGTATTTGGCTTGCACAGTGGTCATCATCCCCAAGTAAAAGCTGTGATATCTGGCAAAATGCCGATAACGGCAGAATCAGCGGTATCAGCGGTAATGTTGACACGGATGTCATCATTAATAAAAACATTATCAAATCAAAGTCAGAGGTGAAGGAAGAAATGATTAAATACGGTTCACATAACACAGCTACACTTGCATTCAAGAAACAGTTAATTACTTTGTACAACATGAAAATCATCAAAACAAAAGTCGATAATTCAAACGGTTTCGGTGACGGCACTCTTAAAGCTGTTAAAGAGGCACAGAGAGCAGGTAAGGTTACAGTTGATGGCATTGTCGGCGAGAAGACAATCAATGCTATCTATCATCTTATCAATGATTGCAATTGGGCTAAAGATAAGAAAATTGCAAATGCCAAAAAGGCACTTGGCTGATGTTAAATATTTCGCACCGTTGCAAATTTTATGTGGCGGTGCGAAATATCATAAATGAAGAATTGGGGTGACTAAAACGGTAAATTTATATCAAGGTGATTGTCTTGAAGTGCTGAAAACTTTGCCCGATAACAGCGTTGACCTGTTACTGACAGATCCGCCTTATGTGTTAAACACAAAGGGCGGCGGAACTGTAAACAAGATAATGAAATTAAGTGAATCTTTAGTGGATGTCGAGAAAGCAAAAATAATTAATGGGTATGATATTGAACTTTTCGGACAAGAATTTTTGCGAGTTATGAAAGAAATCAATGCTTATTTTTGGTGCAATAAAGCACAAATATATGATTATTTAAAATTTTATGTCGGGCAACTTAAATGCAAATTTGATATTATTTGTTGGCACAAAACGAATGCTTTACCGACCTATTCAAATAAATATTTAAGCGATACTGAATATTTACTTTATTTCAGAAAAGGAAAAGGTAAGTGCTTTCCCCACAGTTACGAGGATGCAAAAACATATTATTTAAGCGTTTCAAACCTAAAGGACAAAAAAAAGTGGAAACATCCAACCATTAAACCTCTTTACATTACTGAAAAAATAATCCGAAACAGTTCAAAAGAAAATTACACTGTTTTAGATCCGTTTATGGGAAGCGGAACAACAGGTGTTGCCTGCATAAATACAAACCGCAATTTTATCGGCGTTGAGCTTGACGAAAAGTATTACAAAATTGCTGAGGAAAGAATAAATTCAGCGATTAAACAAACTGCATAAAGAGATAAAAAACACATAATTGCAAAAAAATCCCCCTCATCCGCCGTACAAAAAGCTTGACTGCAAGCCTAAAAAGTAGTATTATATAAGTGCGGAAGTTTGTTTTTTTAATTTCTACTGTGGTAGATTAGTTTTTTTATCCTTTCTTCCGTATAGATGACCTCGTCTGTATCATAGTGTACGAGGTCATCTTGCTTGCCTATCAACACGCACTTTTTGCGTGCTGTTTAAATTGTCTTCATAATTTCCTATATATTTACTATTTACCTATGCAGGAAAGGCACACCGTTTATGGTGTGCCTTTTTTGTTTTTTTATGACTGTTCTGCTGACTGTTCTGCAATTTGCAGAAGTTTATCAATAACTAACTTTTCGACATAAATCGGTGGGTTATGTTTTCCCGACTCCCAATCTTGTACTGTGCGATACGGAATAAGTAACAAATCCGTCATTGCTCGCTGTGTTAATCCTGCCTTAATGCGTGCCTCTTTAATTGTCATCGACTTTATCAACTCCTTTCATGTAACCATCAATCCACACTACCTGTCCTGTCTGATATCTTCTGAAATGTCCTCGAACCTGAAACACACCTTCGGGGCTTCTGTGATGACCGACCGATGTAGCGTAAAGCTGATTCTTGAACGGTCGGAATACGATAGTCTTATCTTGATTATCGTTCTTACCGATGGCAGAAAACTCTCGTTTATCTCGGTCAAGATAATTTCCATACCACAGGAAAGCATTAGCGTTGATATATGAATCAATCATGTATTCTATCGCCTCAAGACAGTCATCAAGCATTTGTTGATTGTCAATATTGCGTTCAACAATATTGTAATCTATCTTTAAATTGCAATCGCTTTGTTCAGGTGATTTATAAAACAAGCCTTTGACAATTTGTGTCTTATTGTATTTTAAAGAGAATTTTTGTTTTGAGATATTATTCTTAACACAAGCCGTAACATACAGTATGTATTCGGGACATTCTTTGATTTTGATTGCACATTTCTCAAAATACGGTTTTGCAGACATAACCTTGTCAATAATGTTGCGATTCCATTGTTGAAAGTATGCGTAAGTGTTTTCGTCAATACAAATTAGATTCATAGTCACTCTGCAATAATTGAACAATGTTCGTCATCAACGATATCGTAGAAGTCCTCAGTATAGTCGCCGTCTGCTTTGTCTTCATCTTCGTACTTTTTAATGGCTTTGACTGCATCTTCATAAGTCTTGAAGCAATCGATGAAGTCACCTGTTTCTCTGCAAGCTGTCCAATAGTTTTTCATAGTGTTTTCTCCTTTTTTGTTTGTAAGTGTTGCTCTGTGTTTTGATTTGTTGACTATAATATACTACACGGATTTCGTGTTGTCAATGCTTTTTTGAAAAAACTTAAATTTTTTCGGGTTGGATGAGGCTGATAGGCTCAACCTCTCAGAAGCCGTTTAGATTATTCACACCTCTCTAATAAAAAATGTGAAGTTTCATTCTTGCTCATAATACGGATACGGGGATGCCAATAAATAGTGCCTTCAAGGTCAAGGTATAATTCTATACCTTGAATTCCCCTTGTGTCTACAAAGGGTAATCCGTTATTATTCTCGTATTTACAGGATATCCTATTAGTATGTTTCATCAAATTTTTGAAGAAACTTAAAACTTCTCGTCCAGTACCTACATATACAGTTTCTGTATATATAGACTCGCACATTTCCATCTTTTGAATTTCAAACTTTTTCATTGTTATTCTCCTTTGCGGTCTATCTTCTTTATCTTTTCGCTTATTTCGTTATAATCCTTATATATATGCAAATTACGGTCAATTTCAACATCCCATTTTTCACATTTTTCTTCATATTTTAAAATATCATTTAAAACACCTTTGTATGCATATCTCATAATTTCACGCTCTGTCATCATTATCAGACCTCTTGTTCCATTCATCTACTACATCGTTTAAATTTCTTCCTTTCGGATAACTGTTCACAGGGATGGGACAATCAGGGTTATTACATTTAACCATATACATTATTCCGCCACTGTACCAATGTTCAATTATCGGTTTCCGTCCACAAAGCGGACAAGGATTCATTTTCAGTTTTGTGTTTGTCATAGTGTTTAATCTCCTTTGTTTTTTGAGGTCTTGCCCTCTGTTGTGGCTTTATAATAACACGAATTTCGTGTTTCTTTCTGCCCGTCAAGCCGATAGCACAGCGATTAGATGTTATGCCAAGAGTGATTGTTTTTGTGTAATTTTCTCACTTCCGAAGAGTTCACGGATTTCATCAAGACTGAATGTTTTTTTACTCTTTTTCTTGTAATCTTCATTGTGGTAATACCACGCTGTTTTCTTCTTTGAAAATCTGAATTTAAGGGCTTTCAACTGTTCACGGCAATTGTATGTATTACCTGTTACCCAAACCCAATTACCGCAGATTTCAATCTCAATTCCTTGCAATTTAACAAGCTCGTTAATGATTTTTTTAAATTCTTCTGGAGTTTCTTTCACTTCTTCGGAAGTTTCATACACTTTGCCGTCTGCGGTTGATTTTGCATTTTTGAGAACTGCGAATAGTTTGTCATATTCAGCATTAATCTCTTGCATTTCTTCTGTCGTTCCTCCGCAATCGGGATGATGAGCCATTGCAAGTTTCTTGTACTGCTTTTTAAGTTCTTCAAGTGTTTTTGGATTGTTAAACCATTTTGTGTTTGTCATAGTGTTTTCTCCTTTTGTTTTATTGAGGTTTCCCTCTGTTGTGACTTTATAATAGCACGAATTTCGTGCCTTGTCAATAGTTTTTTAAAATTTTTTTGAAAAAATATTTATTCGTTGATTGTTCGCTGACCGTTCGCCGTGTGCGGTTAGCGAATTTTTTTTTGCTTATATAGTATTTAATTTAAACATTATAGTGCAAAAGAGGTGTGACAATGTCATCGAATAAATATCCGTGGAACGAGATAGAACAAGAATATATAAACGGTTTGGAACAGTTTGAAATCCGCAAAAAATATGGTATGGCAGAGTCAACCCTGCGTAGGCATATAGACGAGTACGGTCTGCGTGAGAAAAGACAAAAAATGACACAAAATGTCTACAAAAAAGCTACAGAACAGATTGAAAAGCAAAAAGTCAACAAAATGACGAAACTTATTAAAGCCTCAGATAAGATGGATGATTTAATCCTTGATTTTTTGAGGAGAGAGGGCGATGAATCGAACGGCTATGATGTCATTCCACCAATGCAGACTAAAGACCTGCAGAGCCTGTCAAGAGCGTTAAAAGATGCCGTGGAAGTCAAACAGAATCTACACGGCATTATCGGAAGACTTGAGGCTGAACGGCTCGCACTTGAGCGTGAGAGGCTTGCACTTGAGCGTGAACGGCTCAAAGCACAGCAGGACAAGGACAACATAGAGCCGACTATGTTCGCACTTTCAGATGAGGCAGAGAGGTACGCAGAATGACAAAGATTAACTATTTAGGTGTACCGAATGACAAGCAAAGACAATTCTTGCTTGCAAAGCAGAAGTATGTTGCGTATGGCGGTGCAAGGGGCGGAGGAAAATCCTTTGCTGTGAGAATGAAAGCCAAATTATTGTGTGCGAGGTACGCAGGGATAAAGACACTTATAGTCCGTAGGACATATCCCGAATTGCTCAACAACCACATTAACACGCTAAGAGCAGAACTGGCAGGAATCGCCCGATACAACACACAGGACAAGATATTTACATTTCCGAACGGTTCGACAATAAAATTTGGCTATTGTAAAAATGATGCTGACCTTCAACAATATCAAGGTGCTGAATTTGATGTGATTTTCATTGACGAGGCTTGTTTGCTCTCTGAACACCAAATCAAGGCTATTACGGCTTGCTTGCGTGGTGTAAATGATTACCCGAAAAGAATTTATTATACTCTCAACCCAGGGGGACAGAGTCACGGTTACTTCAAACGATTGTTCATCGACCGCAAATTCGGTCAGTATGAGCAAGCTGATGATTACTGCTTTATTCAGAGTCTTGTAACGGATAATAAGGCATTAATGGAAAGTCAGCCTGAATACATACAACAGCTTGAGGCATTGCCACCAAAACTCCGTGATGCTTGGCTATATGGTAGGTGGGATGTCTTCGAGGGTATGTTCTTCGAGGATTTCCGTACTGAGGTTGATGTTGTAGAGGCACACAAGCTCGGCTTATCTCCCGAGGATGCTCTCAAATACGGCAGATACACAAATGTGATAGAGCCGTTCGATATACCGCAAGAATGGCGAGTATATAGAGCGTATGACTTCGGTTACGGTAAGCCGTTTGCAATGCTTTACATAGCTGTAGACTATGACGGAAGAGCGTATGTTATTGACGAGTATTACGGATGCACAGCGACACCAAACGAGGGTGTCAAATGGCAACCATATAAGCAGTTTGAGATGATGTCGGAGTATGAGCATACACAGCCACAGCTTGCAGGTCGGGATATTCAAGGAGTGGCAGACCCTGCAATTTGGGATGGCTCACGAGGCGAGTCTGTCAACGATGTTGCAGAAAAGTACGGCATTTACTTTGATAAGGGACAAAATGACCGTGTTGCGGGGTGGATGCAGATGCATTACCGTTTTGCTTTCGATGAAGTCGGCAAGCCGATGCTTTATGTGTTCAGTAATTGCAAACACACTATAAGGACTCTGCCCCTTCTTATGTTTGATGAAACAAAAAAAGAGGACTTGGACACAAGCCAAGAAGACCATATAGCTGATGCGTTGCGATATTGGTGTATGTCAAGACCGATAGCACCTGCACGCAAGATTGAACCGAAGATACCACAGCCGAATCCGCTGTCGGAAGATAACGAAAGGAAGAATTACTTATGGCATTAAGAAGAAAAAAAAGACGAGAAGAAAAGGAACGCAGACAGGCAGAACAGCAGACAGAACTGCAGAGAACGCAGTCTGCTCCCGACAATCGCATCTTGTGGACTCAAGACGAGCGAAATCGGCTTGAACATATGCAGAACGGCTCAGAATTGCCACAGGACGGCACAACAACCGAGCAGACAACGCAGATGTCATCTGATGACAACGCACCTACACAAGGCATTGTAGGCGGTGATACAACAGAGGCGAAAGCCGTGTTGAACCCTGTTGTAACTGAGCGTACAGTCTTACAGGCATATGACCGATTAATGCGGTACAAGACCTACAAGACAAGCCTTGACAGGCGAATTAAAGCGAATGAGGATTATTGGAAACTCCGTCAATGGGATTACTATGACCACAATGGCAACAAGAAAAAAGGTGACAACGAGGTCGCAACAGCTTGGCTGTGGAACTGTATTGCATCAAAGCACGCTGACTTGATGGACGGTTATCCTGAATCAAACATCAGACCTAAGCGTGAAGATGATGTGGAAGAGGCTGAAAAGCTTAAGAGTATTCTCCCTGTTATCTTCGAGGAAAACGATTACGAAAACACTTACTCAGAACTTGCCAACTACATACTTAAACAGGGAGTTTGTTGTGCAGGAGTCTTTTGGGACGGAACTAAACACGATGGACTCGGTGACATATCGGTTGAAAAGATTGACATACTCAATCTGTTTTGGGAGAGCGGTGTGACCGATATACAGGATAGTAAAGAAGTATTTCATACTTCACTTGTGGATAATGAATCGCTTGTTAAGCAATATCCACAGCTTGAAGGCAAGCTCAACAGCCACAAGGTTATATCAGACCAATATCGTACAGATGATGCTATCGACACAGACGGTAAGACAACCGTTGTAGATTGGTTCTACAAGCTGTCTGACAGCAACGGTAATCAGGTCTTGCATTACTGCAAGTTTGTAGAGGGTACTGTACTCTTTGCAACCGAAAACGATGCAGAAAATTATCCAAACGGTTGGTATGACCACGGACTCTATCCCTTTGTAGTTACACCGTTATTCCCTGTTGAGGGCAGTATTGCAGGATACGGATATACGGATATCGGCAGAGGTGACCAACACGCTATTGATGTATTGACACAGGCTATGCTTACTAATGCGAGAGTAACAAGCAAGCCGAGATACTTCATCAAGACCAACGGAGCGGTCAACGAGGCTGAATTTGCTGATTGGAGCAAAGACTTTGTACACACAACAAGCAGTCTTAACAATGACTCAATTCTGCCGATTACAACCTCGCCAGTCCCAACCTTCGTTGTGAATATGAGGGAAAACCTCATAGCTGAGATGAAGGAAACACTCGGTAACCGTGATGTCAATAACGGTGGTAGCACTTCGGGAGTCACCGCCGCATCGGCTATTGCGACAATGCAGGAGCAGAGCGGTAAGATGAGCCGTACACATAACAAGATTATGTACACGATGCACCGCAAGATTACGAATATGGTCATTGAATTAATCCGTCAGTTTTACGATGTACTCAGGGAATACCGCATCACAGGCAAGTATGGACAGGAAAAATTCGTACAGTACAACAACGCAGGACTCAAACCGCAGAAACAGCCGAGCATTCTCGGCAGAGATATGGGACTCAGACTGCCTTGCTTTGATATAGAAGTAACCGCACAAAAAGCCTCACCATACACAAAAATGGAACAGAACGAACTTGCGATACAGTTGTACAACCTCGGTGTGTTCTCACCTCAGAATGTTGACATGTCGCTTATGCTGTTACAGACTATGGATTTTGCACACAAGGATGAAATCATACAGATGATAATGCAAAACGGCACAATGTTTGATAAGTATCAGCAGTTACAAAAGATTGCGTTCAACCTTGCACAGCAGGTAGATATGCAGAATGGCACGCAGATGGCTGAACAGCTTGCACAGGCGATTCTCGTTGAAAATGGAAACAATTCCGAAGAACCGAGCGGTAATCTCTCTGTTGATGGCATTACAACAGACGATACATCCGAAAGGTCATTTATGACGAATGCAAGGGAAAAAGCACAGGCATCAACTCAGGTTAATCAGTAGTAAGGAGAATACTATATGCTTAAAGTTAAAGTCGATATAAAGAATTACACCGTAACAATGAGAGGTCACGCAGATTTTGCCGAGAACGGCAAGGACATTGTGTGTGCAGGGGCATCAACTCTCTTGTACACACTTGCAAACACGCTTGAAGAATTTCGCACAGCTATGACAGAGCCACCGTCATTTACAATCAATGGTGAGGGCGAGAAACAGCGTGTTACATACAGATGCAAACCTAATGAGGAATACGAGCCTAATGTGCAGTTAGTCTTTATGACTGTTACAACAGGCTTTAATCTGCTTGCTGAAAACTATCCCGATAACATCAAGCTGACCGTTATCTAACTCCCCCCCAACTCTCTCCCAACTCTTTCCCAAGGTTTCTAAGGTTTCTAAGCACCCGATTATGGGTGCTTTTTTTATGCCTAAAATAACATTTTGCTGATGACCGCAAAATGTTTAATTCGTAAAAAACACCCATTTTTACGAATTGCAAAATTTTTTATCGTTTTGAAATTGATGGTTTGAGGTGTTTTATTCTGCAATGATAAATTGAGAACATAGGCTCGTGACCTTAACCACAGACTTTTTATGGAAGGAGATAGCAATGGTTAAGACTATCTCAACAGCCGTTGTTACTGAACTTATGTTCCGTTGTTTCAACATTCAGCTTTTCGCTGACGGTGGCGGTGGTGCATCTGCAGGTGCATCCGCAGGAGCAGGAACAAGTGAAGGCTCAACAGGCTTAGCAGGAGAAACAACAAGCACATCGTTCCCTGCCGATGGCAAAGGCTCTGCACCGAAGATTGTTTACGGTAAGCAGAGTACAAGCAACACCGAAGTCGGTGCTGTTCCCGAAGAAAAGCCGAAAATGACTTTTGCCGAACTCGTCAAGTCTGACGAGTGGAAAGACGATGCCCAGAAGTATATGGACAAAGCCTTTTCAAAGAGATTCAAGGAGCAGGAGTCGCTCAAGGCTGAAAACGCAAGAATGCGTGACATCCTCAACATAGCTAATGTCAGATACGGACTCGATTCCGCATCAGACAGTTTCCTTGATGACCTCAGCAACAGTATTCAGAACGATACGAAACTGTATGAAGATGAGGCACTTGAGGCAGGATTACCTGTTGAGGAATATGTCAAGGTAAAGAAAGCAGAGAGAATTCTTGAGAACAACAAGCGTGAACAGGCAGACAGAGAAAGACAGGCATTCATTAATGAACATTGCAAGAACCTTGTGAGTCAGTCGGATGCAATGAGAGAACAGTTTCCGTCTTTCGACCTTGAAACAGAAATGAGTAATCCTCAGTTTCGCAAGCTTGTTGACCCGCAGGAATTAGGCGGTATTGGTTTGTCAGTAGACAACGCTTACCGTGTGATTCATTACAAGGATATTCTCAACGCTACAGTAAACAATGCGGTCAATCAGACGGCTATCAATACTGCAAATGCGGTTAAAGCTAACAAAGAAAGACCGAGGGAAAACGGTATGAATCACCGTGCATCCGTCATTGTGAAGGATGACCCGTCACAGTTTACTCTTGATGATTTCAAGCGTATCAAGGAACAGTTTATTAGGACTGGTGTTGCTCCCAAATTCTAACTTTAAAGGAGCATTATTATGTCTAATATTATGTACAATCTTATTCTCCAGCTTTTTGCTGACGAAACAACATTGAACGCAAACAAAACATCTGCAAGTGGAATGTCCCCGACGATGAAGACGTTCTATGATACATCCCTTCTTGAAAACGCAAGGGCAGAACTTATCTTCAATCAGTTCGGTGACAAGCAGAAGATTCACGGCAATAAGTGCGAATGGAGAAAATTCAACACATTCCCGAAAGCTCTTACACCGATTACCGAAGGTGTTACACCGACAGGACAGGCTTTCGGTATGACGAAGATTGAAGGTACAACATCACAGCACGGCGATTACACCACAATCACAGACAGACTCGAATATGAGGCATATGACCCGATTATTCAGGGCTGTACTGAGGAGATGGGTGCATCGGCAGGTGCGACTATGGACACTCTTACAAGAAATATCCTCATTGCAGGTAACTCTGTTATGTACTGTCCGAAGAAGGACGGCACAGTAATCTCAACAAGAGATACACTCACAGCAGATTGTGTTCTCACTCCTGCGGTTGTTAAAAAGGCTGTTACTTGGCTCAAAAAAAACAAAGCACCGAAGATTAACGGTAGCTATGTATGTCTTATCCATCCCTCGGTCGCTCATGACCTTACAGAGTCTGAAGAGTGGAAAGAGTACCACAAGTACAATGACACAGCACCGATTTTTAAGGGCGAAATTGGCGAACTTCACGGTTGCCGATTTGTTGAGTCAACGGAATGTAAGATTCATGCACACAACAAACTCGGCATTGCTACATATGACACACTTTTCCTCGGCGCAAAGGCTTTCGGTATCATTGAACCCGAAAACGAGTCAATGCATATGATTATCAAGGATAAGTCGGAAATCGGCGGTCCTCTCGAACTCTACAGCACAGTCGGCTACAAATTCAGCCACGGTGCTAAGATTCTTTACGAAGAGAGAATCCTCCGTGTCGAGTCAGGTTCTTCTTACTCATCTGTTGACGAGGAAAACTGATAAGGAGATTATCTATGGCTACAAATTCAAATTCAAAGAATGCAGGTCTTACAGGCAAGAAAGTTACTGTTATTCTTCCCCGTGACCCTCAGATTGAGGGTGACGGAGCAGAACAGGAATTCTTCTCGGTCAATGGTCACAATATTCTTGTGCAGACCGATGTACCTGTTGAAGTAGATGAAATATTTGCTGAGGTTATCAACAATAAAGCAAAGGCTCGCACACAGGCGAGAGAATTCATCAAGAAAATGGCATTCAAAGACAGCAAGCCGATGGCTTGATTATGAGATTAAGAGGCGGTTTTTCCGCCTCTTTTTTTGTTTTTAAAGGAGATGAAAATATGGACTACATTACAATAGCTGATGCAATCGATATGATTGATGCAACAGTACCAAACAACCGCACAGAAGATGAAAAGATTGCTTGGCTTGACTCTCTCGACAGAATGGTCAAGAACGAAGTATTTGACACGCACGAAGGTTATGAAGACACAGACTTCATCGGATATGACGAGAACACATCACGCAATCAGCCGTTACTGATTCCGAAACCGTATGCAGTAGAGATTTACAAAGCATTCCTTGAACTTCAAATACACCTTGTCAACAAGGAGTATGACAGATACAACGCATCATCTGCACAGTACAGCAACCATTATGACTCTTTCGTCAATTGGTGGCATTGCAACCATATGCCGAAAGAAATTGCCCACATTACTTTTTAGGTGGTGATACTATGGCTTTTAATTTTCCACAGCTTGATTCATCCTCTGCACAGCGAGAGTATCAAGAGCAGTTTGCAGGATATAACCACAACATCCGCATCGGTGACACGGAGTTTTATGATATGCAGAATATGACAGGCAATTACTATCCTGTGTTGTCACCGAGAGATAAGAGAGGTATTGTGCAACAGTTTACCAAGCCTAAATGTATGGCAAGCCGTGATAACCTCTGCTACATTGACGGTATGTATTTATATATCAATGGTGAAAAGGTTGACCATATTACTTTGACGGACACAGAAAAAACAATGGTATCAATGGGTGCATACCTTGTTATTTTTCCTGACAAGGTCTTCATTAATACGGAAGATACATCCGACTGGGGATATCTTGATAACACTATTGAGATAGCAACAGAGGTCAACAATGTTGTATATACAATGTGTACGCAAGATGGCACTAAATATCAGTACCAAAACCCAAAAGGTGAAAACTATGTCTATGTAGGTGATGAGTCACCTAATGTCGGTGAGAAGGAAACGGTCGCAAACGGATATAAATGGCTTGATACAAGCGGTGACACGCACTACTTGAAGGTATGGAACTCAAACACACGGATGTGGTCATCTCTATCAACAACCTATGTGCGTATTGAGTCAACAGGCATCGGAAAAGGTTTCAAGGAAGGTGATGCTGTAACAATCAGCGGTTGTGACTCCTCTTCCTCTTCGGGTAGCGACAAAATCAAAGAACAGATTGATGCTCTTAACACATCGATGCTCATCAAGTCTATTGATGAAAAGGAAAACTGGATTGTAGTTACTGCAATACTTGACAATGTTGTCACTCAGTCTACAGGTACAGTCAAACTTGAGCGTGTTGCTCCGATTATGGACTTTGTCATCGAATCGAACAACCGTTTGTGGGGATGCCGTTACGGACTCAATAACGAGGGCAAAATCGTCAATGAAATCTATGCTTGCAAACAGGGTGACTTCAAGAACTGGTTTGTATATGCAGGTATATCAACAGACTCTTATGCTGTTTCTGTTGGCTCTGACGGTGTGTGGACAGGTGCAATTGCTTACGGTAATTATTTACTATTCTTCAAAGAAAATTGCATACACAAGGTTTACGGCTCAATGCCAAGCAATTATCAGGTCATTGAGCAGAAAGTGAGAGGTGTTCAAAAGGGTTCATCAAAGAGTCTTTGCATACTCAATGAAACTCTGTTCTATAAATCCGCAACAGATGTCTGTTACTATGACGGTTCATTGCCAACAAGCATATCAAATCCTCTCGGTGCGGTTAGCTATAGTAACGCTGTCAGCGGTACTATAGCTAATAGATATTATATCTGTATGCAGGACACAAGCGGAGTATGGACTCTCTTCGTTTATGATATCACTACTGGAATGTGGCACAAGGAAGATAACATACACATCAAGGAATTCTGCAAGGTTAAAACAGACCTTTACTTCATTGATGCCGACAGTTATCAGCTTATGACCACAACAGGCAGAGGTACAGCAGAAGATGACTTTGAATGGTATGCAGAAACAGGCTCTATAGGCTATTCTTACTCAGATAACAAGTATGTAGGCAGAATGTTACTTAGAGTACAAAAACCGATTACAAGCCAAATTAGAATGCGTATTCGCTATGATGACTCAGAGCATTGGGAAACAGTTTCATCAATTGGCGGTCACGGCACTAAATCTTATAGCATTCCTGTTCTTCCTCGCAGATGTGACCACTTTGCAATTCGTATTGAAGGCAAAGGTACTTGCAAAATTTATTCGATTTCAAAGGTATTGGAGATTGGAAGTGATGTATAGTGAATTTTATTGATTTGCCAAATATTGGCAACGGTACAGCCGAGGAACAGCTTGCACAAATACGCAGTTACATATACCGTAACAATGAACAGTTAAACGCAACACTTGCCAATCTTTCAGTAGATAAAATGTGGGAGCAGACAGCATCGGCTCTGTCTGCATCCAATGGCGATATCGTAGAGGTAAACAAAGACCTTATGAGCCGTTATGCTACCATCCGTGACCTTGTAATTAAGACAGCGGATGTAGTGATACAGTCAGATGAAAAATTCACTTCGCAGATGAACGGTAATTATGTTGCAATCTCTGACTTTGGAAAATATCTTCGTGACACAACGCTCGACATTTCAGGGAGTAGTGTAGGAATTGAATATTTATATAATTATGCATCACAGCTTGAAACAGACCTTGATAATTACAAAGTCAATCAGACTTCGTATATCAAGCAAGGTTTACTTGATGAGAGCGGAGCAAGTCCGATATACGGTGTTGAAGTCGGTTTGCTCTCGGATTCCTTCGAGTATAACGGCAAGGTTATTGATACACGGTCAAATCTCAAAACAAGAATTACACCGACTGAGATGTCTTGGTGGGCTGAAAATAAGAAACTTTTTTATCTCGATAAAGACTCAGTATATTTCCCTTACGCAAAAATAACTGGCGGTAGTATCAATATCGGTAACGGTACATTTACTGTTGACAGTTTCGGTAACATCAATGCAACATCGGGTACAATCGGCGGATTGGATATTACTGCTCTTACAGATATGGCAATGGGCATTGATATCCGACCTAATGCTACGCTTGTCAGAAAGACAGCTACAGAAGGATACAGTGTGCCGAACATTTCTGTAACACTTTCGTCAAGGAATGTTGAGGTTGCATCAACAAAATGGTATATTTCCTCAGACGGTGAAGTGTGGACACAATACACTCAAACCGCAATGAAAACGAATATGATAATCTCTTCTGCAACCGCTTTCAAAAATTCATCTGTACTGTATGTTAAAGCCGAGTCAAAAGACTCAGCGGATAAAACATACATAGCTGTTTGCTCAGTTGGTTGTGTTTCTGACGGTGTTGACGGTACTTCTGTTAAAATTCTCGGCACAGCATATAAAAAGAATGAAGATTATCAAATTGGCATTCCTTATGACTTGTATTTTGACTCTGATTGTACAAGTATCATTAACAACAGTACAACAACACTTAACAACGGTGATTCATACATTGTCAAAGGCTATTTGTTTGTGTGGGACAATAAAAAAGGTGCTTTTGTTTGCACAGGTGAAATCAAAGGTAAAGACGGTAAAAACGGCACAGATGCACAGGCTTATGAAATCTATACCGATGTATCATCTGTCAACAAAAACATTCTCGGTACATCTTGCACCCCATCAACAATAAACATTGAGTTTCGTCAAAACTCAGGCGGTAATACACAGCTTGTAACTGCAAGTGAGATAAGAGTATGGAGAATGAACGGCAACAAATCTGTATTTTACAAGTCACAGAAAAATACAAATAATTTCATTCTTTCGCTGTCGGGAGAATTCAACGCATATATAGCAACTTGCACGGCTATCAAAATTGAAGTCGGTTATAACAACAAAGTCTACACAAAGACAATTCCGTTGATAGTCTCGGCAGAAGAAATCAAAGCTTGGTCAAAAGTAGAAAACGGTCAGACGGTTATTGACGGTTCAAAAATCTACACAGGCTCTATCACAGCCGAGAAGATAGATGTTGCATACCGCAACACGCTTGCAACAGGCGAACAGCTTACAACGGCTATCGCAAATGTTAATGATTCGATATCTGCTTGGGCAAGTAAAATCGACTCCAACACAACGGACATTGCAAACTTAACAGTTAAATCAAACGAAATCTCATCAACTGTTACGCAGAAAACAAGCACAAGCACTATTCAGAGCATTATTCGACAATCGGCAAATGCGGTTGAGTTTGCTTGGAGTGAATCAAAACTTGGCAATGTGATTAGGCTTGAAGACGGTGATATTAACTTTTATTATTTTGGCAAAAAAATGTCGAGTGTTTCAAAATACGGACAGTCTTTTTGGCGAGATAATCTTTCAATTGGTTACATTGGTGCTACTGCATGGAAAACTGCACCATCAATAAAAGGACTTGCGATTAACCTTGATAAAGCTAACGGAAAATTTATTTCTTTCGGTTACGAAAGAGGGGATGCTTATGAAACACAATTTGCATTTGCTAAAAACAACGCAATCGGAAACGATAACGAAGGTGTATTTTGCTACGCTGATTTTTTTGGCGGTAACACATTCAACAGCGGTTGGAGTACAATACGCAGATTTCGGCTTAGAGATGTTTCTGTTGAAATGGGATTGCGTACCAAAGACAATCGAAACGGTCAACTATACAACACGGTTACAGCAGATATACCGTATATCCGAACAATAAAATCAGGGAGTAACGGCTCAATTACTTGGACATATAGCACACTCAAGGTAGTTAATGGGTTGATTACAAGTTATTAACAAAGGAGAATTTTTCTATGGACAAAAACATCACAAAAACAGTAGAAGAAACCACAACAAACACACCACCAACAGCACCTGAATCAGTATTGATTATGGATTTGCGAAACAAATTATATCAGCTTGCTAACTATCCTAATCTTTCACCAACAATTATCGAAATGGCTTTCGGCGAAGTGTACAAGTCTGTGCAGAACAAGGCATTAACAACTGTACAGACAGAGTATGAGAATTACCGCAAGCGAGTCGATGAATTTGAAAAGGAACAGAACCCGAAAGGAGATTAAAGCGTATGGCATATGTATATCAGAAATACAATCAGTCGGCAAATGCAACGAATTATCAGAACCGACAGGATGATGCAACAAACCGATATAACGATTACGCTCAGACAGGCTACACAACAGGGGCAGGTGGTTTTGGTGGTCAGATAAATTCTGCACAGGCTAAACTTAATCAGTTATACGGTAACAACAATCTCTCACAGCAGTTTAAATACGGCAATCAGGGAGCATACAACAAGGCGATGAACGCTGTTGCCAACCGTAAACCATTTTCATATGACCTTTCAAACGATACGCTTTTTCAACAGGCGAAAGAGCAGTATCAGAATATGGGCAAGGTTGCAATGGCTGATACAGTAGGTCAGGCATCTGCAATGACAGGCGGTTACGGCAACAGTTACGCAACAACTGCAGGCTCGCAGGCATATCAAGGCTATCTGCAACAGCTTAACAATGACATCGGTAATTATTACAGTATGGCATTAAGCGGTTTCAATGCCGAAACAGACCGACTTAATAACATTTACAATATGTACGCTCAGGACAGAAGTCAACAGCAGAATGAGTGGTCAAACAATTGGAATGTATATAACAATCTGTACGGCTTGTATCAGAGCGAATTGCAGAACGCACAGAGCAATGACCTCAACGCTTGGAATCAGAAAGGTACAAACCTTTACAATTCTGCTAATCTTGCAACAAATCAGTACGGTACTGCATCAAGCAATGATATTGACACTTGGAAACAAGGCGAAACATTGCGTGCAGAACAGGCACAGCAGGAAGAAACTGAGAGAGCAAACCGTATTGAAGAGGCATACAAGAATGCACAGCTTGCAGAACAAATCAGAGCGAACAAAGCCGAAGAGGCTTACAGACAGTCTGCACTTGCTGAAACAATTCGTAACAATAGGGCAACCGAAAAAATCAATTCATACAAAGCACAAAATTCCTCTTCTTCCAAAAACAAAAACAGCGGTGAAAACTGGTACAATGTCAATGCGAAAGCAACGAGGACAAGCACAACCTCAGACCTTATCAGTAAAATTGACAACAAAGCCAGAAGCTTGCAATACTCAAAATACTCTGGCGATTACACAAAAGCCATTAACGATATTCTTCCAAAATATCTTAATAATGCTTTTGCTAATCATACATTGTCAAGCGGTGAAATCAACTATCTTTCAAGCTACTACGGTGCATCTGACATCGGCAAAGCGTATAAGCGAGCACACAAATCACGCTCAAAATAAGGAGATAAATCTATGAATTACCTTGATTACCTTAAAAAGAAAAAAGATGAAAATGATAATTCCCAGTCGAACACCACGACTGGGAATACCTCTAACGAAAAAAGCGATAGTTTGCTTGATGCGATTAACAGCAAAAACGGTAACAATGATTATCTTGATTATCTCAACAGTCAGCCTGTACTTGGTCAGGAAGAAGAAGAAACACAGGCATTACACGATATGGGCAATGACGAGGATGTGTTGTCAAGATGGTATGACTCTGCAAGCAATGCAACATCTAAGGCTTATTATGAGAATCAAAACACAACTTTTGATTCTTTAAAAAACAGGGCTGATACAATCTCAAAGTATTATCAAACAGCCGATGCTCTCAAAGGCTCTGCAAAACAATTTTATGATAAATACGGCTATACTGATGACTCATCAGATATGCAGAGTGCTATCTCTGACCTTAACATTGCAGAAGACAATTTCAAAACTAACGCAAAAGAAATTCAAAATGCAATGTCAGATTTTGACACAGAACAGGAATACAAATCTGCTGTTGCACAGGCAGAAGAAGATGCCAAAACTTCCGATGACTTACAGAAGGAATATGACAAGAAGAAAGCCGAGTATGACAGCACTTGGGGCGATTTCAACAAGGAATATGCTGAAATTGGCGGTGGATACAATAACAATCCCTTCACTACGCAGGGCAAAAATGCAAACAAGAAATTGCAAGAACGCACCAACCAAAGAACCGAACTCGATAACCTACAGAAAAAAATTGACCAAAAAAAGGAACTTGAAAACGAAAAGAAATACTATACTGATTTCCGCAAGCAAAATCCCGAAGTGGCAAAAACTCTTGATGCTTACTATGATATGCAGTCATATGAAGAGAAACACTCCAAAGATTCATTTGATACATATAACAGAGAGGAATTAAAAGAGAAACTCAAAAAAGGTAAATTGCCGACAGACTCCTTATATACCGATGAAGAGAAAAAAGCCATCGAAACTAACTTTAATTCGCTTAAAACTCTCGATGGTTGGAATGTTGACCAAATTTATAAATACTACAAACGGGCAAAAGACAGAGAAAAAGCCGAGAAAGAAAATGAAAATATTAAAGATTTCGCTGATAAGCACCCGATTGCAAGCACGGCTATAAGTACGCTTAATATGATTCCGTCAGCATTTGAATCCTCACCAAAACAAGTTGCATCCGTTGTTGATAAATGGACAGGCGGTGACGGATATTATAATCCCGAGGAATCTGCCGTGTACCAAAACAATTTACTGCAACAAAAAGTCGCAAGTAATATAGATAATCCGTTAGGAAGATTGGCTTATCAACAGGGAGTTAGCCTTATTGATAACGCTATTCGTATGGGTATCGCATATGCAAATCCTGCTGTCGGATTATCTATGATGGGTGCAGAGGTAGCGACACAGGGATTTAATGATACTGTTGAAAATGGCGGTTCTGTCGAACAGGCTCTTGCAACAGCATTAACTTACGCAGGAGTTGAAGTGCTGACTGAAAATGTATCGCTCAGCAAACTGAAAGGCTTTAAAAGAGGTAGTTTGAAAGCTACAAAAGATATTTTGAAGAATGTCGGAAAGCAAATTGTAACAGAGGCAGGAGAAGAAGTTTCTGCTACACTTCTTGACTCAATTGCTGATGAGGTTATCAACGGTAATCTGTCACAGCTTGAAACGGAATACAATGATTACATCAAAAGCGGTATGTCGGAAGAAGATGCAAGACAAGCCTTAATCAGTAATTATGCAGGACAATTAGCACAGGATGCAATTGGCGGTGCATTGATGGGCGGAATTTCGGGTACTGCCGTCAATACATCTCAGTACCGAAGAAATATTAAGGCAGGAAAATCTATATCCTCTCTTGATAACATAGACACGGTTAAGAATCTTGCTAAGCATTACGGTCTTAATGACAGCGTTACCGATTATGAAAGCAACCCGACTGATGCAAAACTCGGTGCTTTGCAGAGCGAGGCATACGAAAAAGCAACAGAAAGTATGCCATCAGAAAAGGAATTTAAAAGAGTTATCAAAAAAGCAAACCTTGCATCGGATGAAAATGTTGTTGCGAACAAACTTACAAACGGCGAAAATTTGACAGACGATGACCTCAAAAAAATCAAAAAGTCTGAAAATTTGAAGTCACTTCTTGCAAATGATGTTGTCAATCAGGCAAAAAGTGCAAGATTTAATCAGCAAACTGCATTGCTTTCCGCAGATGCAAAGCTATTCACACCGAGCCTCATTGAATTTAATGCTGAGAAAAGTGATGCTGATGCAAATCCTAACAAGACCGAAACGCTCGACAAGTTTCTTTTGAAAAACGCTAAGAATATGACAATCAACACCGATACGGTTGATAAGATGAAAGATGCTTATAACGGATTAGAAGATAAAATCGAGCCTGACACTTTCGCTATGGAGTATGCGAGATTTTTCAATCAGGGTGTCCGTGCGGTTGCGTTTAAGAGTTTGAATAGCACAGCATCGCAGTTACCATACAATGTACAAGTATCGGCTTATGAAGATGGCTTGAATAAGTACACAACGGCACTCAAAGCAAGCAACGCTCTTTCCAAAGCACAGACTGAATGGAAGAAAAAGACAGATGGCTATTCTAAGGGTGCGGTTGATACCTCCGCTCTTGAAGGTATCAAACTTAACGATGAACAGAAAGCATCTGTTGATTATATCTCAGGCTATGCTAATCACGGCTTGAATGTTAAGTTTTATGCATCACGGACTGACGAAAACGGTGTGTATATAGACGATAACGGTGGTTATGACGCTTTGACTAATACAATAATGATTGATATTAACGCAAAGAAGGAAACCATCAACGATGTTATAAGTAAAGGTGCGATGATGTCAACTTTCGGTCACGAGCTTTCCCACCTTGCTGAACACGCACCCACAGAGTACGCAGAACTTTCAAAAGCTATTCAGGATGCCGTTGGTGCTGATGTATTCAACGATGCAGTCGATAAGCATTATTCTGTACTTGAAGAACGCAACAGCGACAAATGGCAAAAAATGTCAGAGGATAAAAAACAAATTTATGCGACAAGAGAGGCAGTTGCCGAATTTTCTTCCGACCTTGTTAACAAAGCAAAAATCCTTGAAAGAATGTCAAAAGAGAATCCTTCTGTTGGCAAGAAGTTTATCAATCTCATTAAGAAGGTTATTAGCAAGATTAAAAGCATTCTCAAGGATAACAGAGGTATGACCGATGAGGCAAGACTGCTTGACAACAACCTTGCAAGCAATGCCGAAAAACTGCAGTCAATTGTTGATAAGTACGAAAAAGCTGTCATCGAAGGACTTAAAAATCAGAACGCAAAAGTTCATACAAATAAATCTTCTGTAAAAGAAAATAATGCAAAAACTCAAAGTAACACAAGAACAGGAGATTTTCTTACTGAAAGAGAAAGAACGCTTGTAGCAACACACAATATAAGTTCACAGAACCTTATGAATCTTATCAACGATTTTGATGGAGCAGGTTTACCAGTACCGAGCATTGCAATTGAGAAAGCTGATAGTGTTCACGATAACTTTGGTGATGTTACTCTTTTATTTAATAAAGATACAATTGACCCTGAGGCAGACAGCCGAAACAAAGTTTATGACCGTGATGCGTGGACAAGTACATTTCCTGAGGTGGAAGTAAAGATAAAAGATGAAGAGTTACAAAAAATCTCAGAAAGAGTACATTTAACTGAGGCTTATCTTGAATCTAATATGTTCAATACGAGCAATAAAGAAAGAATAAAAAAGAACTTCTTTAATGATTTAAATGTACGGAAAGCATTTTTGAAAGAGCAAAATATTGAGGTTACTCCTGTTGCTTACGATAAAGAGCCGAGATTTCCAATGTTTACTAACATTGGAGTAAAGAAGTTCTTGAGAAAGAACAATTGTTCTTTTGATAAGCTCGTTAATGATATAGATTTTAGAAATAAATTGCTAAACGATTATTATGATAGTTGTACAATTAAAAGTTTAGCTAACAAAAATATTCAGAGTGTCAATAAAATACTTGATAATTGTGCAAAATCAAAAGAAACTTATAACTCTTATAAAGCTGAATTTGAGTACGCAATAGAATATGCGAAAGGTAATGTGCAAAAAGAAATAAATAACTTTTCGTACAATGACGGAGTTGTAAATGCAATAAAGGAACACAAAGAGGAATTTGAAAAATACATAGAACAAATTCTTTCAGAAGATGTTTTCGGAGAAAAATATATAGTGAGAGATGATGTTGAACCATATGATGATGAAGGTAACTTAAAGTCATTCGATGAAACTCATTATATCTATAATATAGATAATGTTGTTAAAGCAATGAAGATTGGAGCAAGTTCAGTTGGCGATTCTTTCACTGGTGGTGTAAACTATACCTCTACTTTTAGTACTCAGGAATTCGGTAGCATTGATGAAATTCACAAAAACAAAGGAAACATTAAGGAGTTAAGCGAAGAGGAACAGAGTGAAAATCAACAAAAGATAATTGAAATCCTTACCCCCGTAATAGATGAGGTATCTAACAGCGATAAATATAACAATGATTTCATGAATGCAAGCGAAAATATTGTTGATGCATTTAAAACATATAATACGGTTGACGGTGTTTATAAATATCTTAAACAGTATTATAGTAACCTCAAAAAAAGCACGGTAAATAAACTTTTCAAAGCGAGAGATGAGATTGCCGAAATGCCAGTAAGATACTTCGAGGCAAAGCCACACAGAGTTGTAGGATTTGACGAGGTAATGGCGGTGGTTATTCCTTCTGATGCAGACGAAAAATTAAAAACCGCACTCAAAAAAATGGATATACCAATATATGAGTATGCTGATGAAAGTCAAAGAGCAGATGCTACGCACAAAGCAATCAACACGGAATATACAGACAAATCGGGTGTAACTTATGACAACCTTCAATTCTCAAGTAACAGAGGTGACTTTCTCAGTAACCGAGAGGCACTCGTACAGGCTCTTAAAACAACAACAATTAACGCATCAGAGCAAAATACCGTCAAGACCTATCAACAGGGACTTGAGCAGATGAATGAACTCAACGATAAACTTAATGAGATTGACAGCAAAATCAAGACTATCAATGCCAAAGACAACATCTCTAAGAGCGACAAAGCAGAGATTGCATCGCTTATGAAAGTCAAAGCAGAAACCGAAGAAAAAATCGTAAACAAAGACAAAAGTCTATTAAAACTTGAGTCAACTGAGGCAATGCGTAACATCTTGAAATACGAAACCTCTAAGAAGATTGCAAGGGTGCGTGAGCAGAAGAATGAGCGTATTGCTGAAATCAAAAAGCAGGAAACGCAGAAACGCAAGGATGCCGTTGCAAAACTCCGTAAACAGAAGAATGATAAGATTGATGATATCATTCTGAAAAACCGTGAGAAACGCAAGGCAGATGCTGAAAAACGCAAGGATAATCAGGACTGGTCACACTCAATCAGTGAAATCAAGAAATACTCAAAGAAATTGTTAGATGCTGTCTTGCATCCGACAGAGAAAATGTATATTCCATACGGCTTGAACGAGCCTATCAAGAGTATTACATCAACTCTTCTTGATTCAATCAATCTTGATAATGATACTAAGATATCAGACAATCTGAGAAGACTCTCTCAACAGCTTGAACAAGTCAATCAAAGTGATGAGCATTACGGTGATTTTTACAATGCTTACAATGAGGAAATTATCGAGGAAATAAAAGGTTTTGCCGATTACCTTGATAATAGACTTGAAGGTGTCAAAATCAAGAAACAGACACAGGGAGAAAGCCTTATTGAAGGACTCACACACGAAGAGGCTAAGGAAATTGAACAGATTGTCAAAGATGTGTACAATGCAACAAGGGATGCTGTTAAGCAGATTGGTAGACAGGATGCTATTACTAACTATGAGTCAGGTTTAAGGATTATTAATCAGACAAGAGAACTCGGTGATGTTAAACTTAATGTAATGGACTCATTGCTTGACCAAGTATTATCACCGATGCGACTTATGGCAAAGTACACAGGCTACAATGCGGATGCCGAGCTTATGTATCACATCAACGCTCTTAACGAAGGTACAGAAAAGTACAATATGTTTAAGATGCTCGCTGAAAAGCCTCTCAATGATTTCATCAAAGAAAATCCAAAGGAATACGAAAGCTTTAAAAATGATGTCATCGAAATCAAATACCGTGACAATAAGAATGTTGCACAGACTGTCAAAATGACAAAGTCACAGGGATTGCAGATACTGATGTCTTGGACAAGAGAACACACAGAAGGCTCTCACCTTGACCATATGGAGCGAGGCGGTGTTACTTTGCTTGATGCCGAACAGATGAGTAAAGGCAATTACGAAAAAGCATTCGCTCAAAGAAAGACCATCAGAGGCATTAATTTAAGTTTCATATCGGCTGTACAGAGCCAAATGGGAGAGTTTGAAAACCATTATCGTGAACTTGCCGAAATCCTCTTCAATGAGGTTTCCAATGCTTACATCAATGACACTTCTGCAATTCTTCTTCATCGTGACATTGCAACCGAAAAATACTACATACCTTTTGCCGTTAATAAAGATTTCCTTTCAACGGAAATTGACGGTTTGAAGTACGATGCAACCATTGTCAACAAGGGTATGCTGAAAACTACCAAGAGAAACGCTCCACAGGCTCTTAACATTGCAGGACTCGACAGCGTTATATCTAAGCATATAAGAGATGTCGGACAGTATTACGGTTACGCTGTGCCTATCCGAAATCTTAACAAGGCACTCAATGTTAAGATGTTTGAAACAAACGAAAACGGTAACAAGATTGCAACAGACTCCGTCAGAAATGCCCTCAGAGAAACCTTTAATTCCGACAAGCCTATTCAGTTTATTGAACAGGTAATGACCGACTTGCAGACATCAAGAAAATCAAACTCTCAGACCGAAAAAGCAATCAATAAGATTGTTAGGGCAGTCAGAGATAATATGATTACATCAGCACTCAAAGGCTCTGTATCGGTAGTTATTAAGCAGGGTGCATCATTGTACACAGCATCAAGCATTCTCTCAATGCGTTCCGTATCTGTCGGTGCAGTCAAAGGCATTCAGCAGATTGCTCGCAAGGGTGGTTGGAAACAGCTTACAGATGAGATTGATGCACACACGGCAGGTCATTATATGCGTAGAATTGGCTTGTCATCTATGGAAATCGAGGCAATGAAAGACTCTTGGCTTGGCAAGAAACTGCCCACAGCACTCAACCCTGCGAAATGGATACAGGGTACAGACTGTATCACAACAGCGTTGCATTGGGTGGCTACTAAAGAAGAAGTAAGCCGACTTTATAAGGAACAGGGAAAAGCTGGCCAAATAGGCTCTGATGAATATTTCGATGAGGTCACAAAGTTATATGACCAAATCCTTGAAGAAACACAGCCTATGTATGATAGTCTGCATCGAGGCGAGATACAGAAAAATTCAAACGAGTTGTTAAAATCTGTATTTATGTTTAAGACTCAGCCATTGCAGAACACAGGTATCTTGTATGATGCAATTATGGATTATCAGGCAAACAAGGACAATGCAGAACTTCGAGGAGCTAAAAAACAAAAACTTGCAAAAGCAGTTTCTTCGCAGATGGTATCAGCACTTACTTTTGTTGCAATGACCTTTATTGCATCTCTCGCTCTTCATAAACCTGAACGCTACAAGGATGAAAACGATGAGGTCACTCTTTCATCTGTTCTTGAAAGACTCGGTATTGACTGGGCAGAAACAGGATTTAGCGTTCTTGTTCCAATTGGCGGTGCTGAACTTGCATCATTCATTGAAAATCAGATTAACGGTAAAGATTATGATTTTGCATCTGATAATGTTGTGTCAATGCTCAATGACTTTACCTCATCAATTGGTGACTTTAATCAGAATGTTGTTGTTGCTCTTGCACAAGGTAATTTTGACCTTGATAAAGCAAAAGATGCCCTATGGGGATTATCTGTCGATGGTCTTGCATTTTTCAGAGGATTCCCTTTGAAGAATTACAGCAATATCGTTAACGGTATCTTTTCTAATTTGTCGGATGCAATCAGCGGTCATAGCACTTACTTCGGTTCATCGGGCGGTCGAAAAGGTAGTGAATACGCAAACTCATATGATGTACTTATTGACAATAACCCCGAAAAGGCAAAGCAACAGCTTGAAACATTCTATAATGAGAAGTATGAAGAACAGATTGCAAAAGGCGAAACTACATCCGAGGCTAAGAAAAAAGCACAGACCTCTGTCCGTACTGCACTAACTACGCAGTACAAAAAAGAATATCAGAAAGCATTTCTCAACAATGACCGTGACACAATGCAGAAAATCAGCAAGAAATTGCAGAAGTCAGGCTACATGAAGTGGAATGGCAAATCATTGTCAACCGTGTTAGGCGAATGGACTAAGTCGGCTCAAGAAGATTCAAATAAATAAAAACGAATCCTGTGTGGTTAGTGTACCGCACAGGATTGCCTTATAATTATTTAAAGAGGTGATTTAAATGAAGTCAAGAACAATGAAGTTTACACTCGACTGCTCCAAAGTGGGTAATCAGTTATGCATAGATGGTATCAGACAGGGCGATGCCAACTCTATTGTATTCATCATTTCGCTTGCAAACGGCATCAATTTACTTGATATTGTTGCAGGAAAAGAGGAATCTGTTGTTGTGACAATGTATGGTAAAAAACCCGATGGCACAACAATTGTCCGTGATTGTGGGATTAATGAGGACGGCAACATCACATATACTATCCACACTCAGGACACAACTTGTGTCGGCATTGTCAGTTATCAGCTTGTTGTGACATCTACAAAGGAGAAAATACTTGCATCCCCTGTTTTCAGTACAATGGTCGAAGAACGAAATCTCTTCAAGACTTATACAGTATTGACAGCACAGCCTGATGACTGGGCAGATGGTTACGATAAGTATTACTACTATGAGGATGGCAGATTTTATAAACTGAACCGTTTTGAGAGTGAGTCTGCTCCCGAATGGGTAATCAATAAGTATTACTCAGTCAATGACAACGAAGTTGAAAGCACATCAGACTTTGATGCCCTTGCATATGCTCTCCTTAGGGCGAAACAGTATTCAGATAAAAGCGAGGAATACCTTGCAGAAGTTAAGAAAAAAGCTGATAAAGCAACAACGCTTGCAGGATACGGTATCACAGATGCCCTACGAAACGCAAAAGGCACAGTAAGCACAAATAACCTTGCCGATAATTGCGTGTCCTCTAACAAGCTGTCAGCGGATGTTCGGGCAAACCTTAACAGTAAAGCTGAATCAGCGAAAGTCAGTCAGCAGTTATTGCTCAAGGCAGATGCATCATCCGTATATACTAAGTCTGAATCTGATGCACTTCTTAAAGCCAAAGCAAACTCGGCAGATGTTGATGCATCTGTCAAAGCAATCAACACAACAATTGCAAACAATCAGAAAAGTGTAAATGCAAGCCTTGAAAGCCTCAACACAGCATTAGCCAATAAAGCTGATACAGATGTTGTCAATGAGGTAAAACAGCGTGCAGAGTCGAATACAACGGCAATAGGGCTTAAAGTGAACCGTACCGACTTTAACAACACCGTGACCAATCTCACGAATAGCATTAACGGAAGAGCCGACAGCAGTTCTGTGTATTCAAAAGTTGAAACCGATGATTTACTCGGTGCAAAAGCTGATAAGGTAGTTGTTGATACCTCACTGGCAAACAAAGCTAATCGTATTAACAGCTCGAATATTTTTGATTTTGATGCTTGGGCAAAGGAATTACAAAAAATAAATCCACCAGTTTTTCACGGTACACTTGATGAATTGAATTTTGACGAAAAATCATTTACCGTTACCCCTACAGAACATGACACTTATACGAATACTTGGCAGCCACAGTACGCCAAGAAAATAAGTGTAAAACCGAATACTAAATATTGGGTATATTGGCTTACAAACAACTATGACTGCAATACTATGGTTTTTCTTAATGGAATCGCTACCAATGGGACTTTTGTAACAATAAAGGGTGGTAAAGGAACATTTGTCACAAACAATGATACATCGTTTATAACGCTTAGGTTTGGCACCTATGGTAATACTACTTTCAAGGTGTCCGAAATTATGATTACTGAAAAAGAAGCAATATACTTACCAAATAAAGTTGCGGAAGGCGTCCCAGAGGTTGCAGACGAAATTTTGGCATTTGAAAAGACAACCCAAACTTCGCTTGATGGTAAATATGACTCGTCAAATATCGAACTCGGCACAGCTACTCTTACTCCGTACTCTACTTTGATTGATAAAATAAAATCTGCAACTTGCCTTTATGAAAAAATTGGCGATATTGTTATTGTAAATGTCACCGTCATTATGAACGCAACATCTTTAGGCGGAACATCTGCAATATCTCTGCTCAATATGCCGTTTCCAAACAAATCGGATGTGATTGTTCAAGATATCGGCATAAGCAAAAACGGCGGAATGTTCAGAGGAAGTGTAAGCAAATCTGCTTGGTTGCAGTTTACTCCGCTCAATAAACAGGCTTATAATTTCGTCGCTGATGAGCAGGTAAACTTTTCTTTGATTTACAAAATATAAAAATAACGGAGG